GGCATTTTTTGCATGTTGTAAAACTGACCATTCAAGTGAATTAATTTTTCTACAAATTCACTATCTTTTAATTTTTCCCAATTAGGTTCAGACATTAATTCAATTAGATGTTTTTCATCATTGACTTGTTCGTATACATGAACATTCAATAAATCTAATTTGAAATACCCACGCTTATCCGCTTCAGTGTAATCAATCGATGCCATATCATTGATAGGATCATATGGTACAGGAGTAACATAAATCCCCGATGCATGTTTGCGAATAGGATTTACATTACGCATACTTGCAGAAGTGTGCTTGATAATAGAAAGTAGTTGGTCTCTATTACCAAAGTCAATATCAATATCTGAATTAATTTTCATCGTTGTTCCATGAAACCTGCTTTGATTAGTTTCATATATGCTTTTTGCACAACAATAGCCTGATGTTCAGCATCATCTACTGCTTTGTGACTAGTAACATGTTTACCATCTTTAAGACTTACTCCTGCAACTTCATATAATGTACGTGTATCACGCATTGTCCAAAAAGACCACGGAATAGGATTAGGCTTATCACTTGTTTGTCGCCATGCATGTTCCATTACGACCAAATCAAATGGAGCACCGTTACTCCAAACAGCACGACGGTTCCAACAAAACTTATATAGTTTGTCCATGCAATCTGTAAATGATTCACGACCTTGGTCGCCCATAGCTTCTTCGATTGCTTCAGGACTTTGTTCACCCCACCAACGCAATGTATCTTCATTGATACTACGTTTATATATTTCTGTTTGGTCTTCAATAGTAGGGCGTAGTTCTAATCGTTCTACAACACCTTGCCCCCTAGGATCAAATCTTACTGCACCGATAGTTAGTATTACACAATCAGGTGTTGTGTTCAAACTCTCAATGTCAATCATAATATCATTTGCCATCGTTATAGTCTTTCAAATATTTTGCGGCTTTAAGTACTAGTTCATAGTCATCACTAAAATTACCTAAGCCTAAATTACATTTTCTACATATCCAACCACGAAATGTTTTCAATTCATGGTCATGGTCGCATACCCAAGGTGTACCTCGTTTACGCATTGTTGGTTGTTGCGTTTCATTCAATTGACTTTCATTTTTACCACACACGGGACAAACATGATTGATAGGTATAGCTGGTGCATTTTCACGTATCAACTTGCGTTCTTTAGCAACAATACTATCACACTCTTTACACCAAGAACGTAATTTTTTACCACCACTGTCGTTTCCAAATAACATTAATGGTTTATTAATTTTACAACGATTACATGTTTTATTCACATTTGCCACATTTCATACATTGTTATTAATCTATCATCCCATAACTCTATTGTAACACATCCTCCAGCTAAGGAGAAGTCCCAACCTTGGTGCCTTTCACCAAAATTTCTTCTCATCCATCTTACAATGATATATGGATCTTCTTTGTGATATCTACAATCTCTTTGATAGACTGTTTTGTGTCCTGATTTATATTTGTTATCCCTACATAAAGAGCCTGAGTATAGTTTAGAAAAATTAGATGCCGAATGGAAAAATTCGTTGTGTTTTAGTATTGCCATACATTATTGTAGCATAAGTTCATCAACAAAGTCAAGTAAAAGGGCATGATGTTTTTGTTCGTGCCACTTGCTTGATATATACTCTCTGGGTTTTTCATACCAATATTTTTGGCTTTCGGGGTGACAACCAATAATACCAATTCTATTTTGTATTATTGCCATTGGGTCATTATTACTATACCGTGCTATCGTTTTAAATTTTGTCTCGTCACCTATCAATGCACAACCATCATAAAAGAACATGTCTTGCTTTGTGTTCTTCCAATCTACTTTTGCTGTTGTGCTATAGCTACGTTTAATATCTGCTGTAGGGCGTTTGATATATTGTACCGCATCAACATCTTGTAATATATCAAAGTAATGACTGCCGGCCCAATAAGCGCCCATGCATATGCCCAAATATCTACCACCGCTAGTTACAAAGTCAGCAATACAATTCTGGGCTTTACGTCTAAAAAATTTGTCATAACTATCAGCATCACCTATTCCCCCGGGAAATGCTACAATATCAATATCGGATAATAAGCTACTATTTACCTCTTCTTTACTAAAGGTTCTGACATCATATTGATTACCCAATGCTTTAGTCATCCCACCTACACAGTCTATGGAACATTCTGGATGATTTAAAAATAATGCTATTTTGTGTTTCATGTTTATACTTATGACCATCTGAGTGTGAACATAATATAATCACGCTCATATCTAAATTTAAACTGCATTGTATCATCTACAATCTTCCAACGTGCATGTCTTTCGGGTTTATCTATGTTAGCATATAACCATCTTAATATCTCTGGGAATTTATTAGGATAGTAATTTATGACCACTTTGTGCCATTTTTTAATGCTATCCCAATCTTTGTTAGGATCATAATGTTCTAGTGTCATTGGAATTTTAATAGAAAAATCAAGTATAGTTTTTCATCCATAATTTTGTATCCGTCGGTAATGTTACCATTAACGATATTCATTTTTACACCATAATTCTTTTCAAGATAATCTTCAAAATCGTATGCATCAAAATTAGTTTTGTTTTCCATGTATTCTACACGAACTTTTTTCAATGCTTCCCAATACGCCCAACGTTGCTTACGTCGGTCTATCTCTGGATCATTATCATCATAGTCTTGAAAGGGTCTAATGTTCATACCCAAACCAAACTAAACCATGTTGCGTTTTTCGCATCGGTAAATTCTACTGTGATAACACTATTACCAATTGCTCCCCTTGGAGCCACTGCTCTCCCTAATGTCATGTGCCAACCTTCCCCGTGCCAAAATACTACAGGATTACTATGTAGCATTTCTCCTATATTTTCTTTGAGCCAATGAAGTATCAAAGCCCAATCTCTCCCATAAACTTTTACAACATTTGTCATTGCCATTTTAAAATGAACCACTCAGCTTCTTTGGGTTCTTCAAATACAAATACAAGTCCCTTAGTATGCACAGACCCATCACACTTAGCTATCCACTTGTCAATTTCTTGACTTTGCTCCATAATCATTGGTTCAAGTGTAACCTTAATCCAACCCCCTTGACACAATATCTCAGCCATAAGTTGAAAGTCAATATCATCCGCTATATCTTGTGCGGATTTTACTAAGATTTCATCTTCTAATTTCATAGCCATCTTAAACTAAAATGAATAGCATCACATTCATCATCAAAGTAAAAGTCCATATAGTCTACAGTGGGATGCGTGGTAAATTTATCCCCCGGCAATCCAAATTGTTCCATTGCCCATGCGCAGGTTTCATCCCAATCACTGATTGTGTCACCTTTCTTCCAAGGTATACGAACTTTAGTACCTTGCGGCATTTAGTACATCCTTAATTTGAGCAGTTAATTCTTTCTCACGTTTAAACTTCAATGCCCACTGCTCTGGGTTAATATAGTCAATGATTAGTTTTACATGGTCTGGATTTAGATTGTCTAAAAACTTTACACCACTGTCACTTTGAAATAGCATCCATGGGCTTATTTTCCCAGTTGTAATTGCATAACAAATACGATTAACGTTACCATAGCGTAAAATATCATGTGGTAAAATGTTATCATCTTTAGCTAAATTCATACATGTCTCAACACTACGATGAATCGCATCATATGCATCTTCATGGCGTAAGTATTCAATTAAATATTTTGTATATGATGTATCACTATACCAATTATCAATTTTGATTTGATTTTTTAGTAACCAATCAACATATCTACTAACATTAATAACATTAACACTAACACAGTAATTGCCAAACTTTACAAATGCAATATAGTATGCACTCTTTATGAAATCTTCATATGTCTTGGCTTTTTTAGTTGCTGTGTTCTTTTTATAAAACTGCAACCAACTTTGAAAACCTATACGGTTACCTTGCAAGTCTTTATCTAACCAACGTCTTTTACTTTCACATATGTGTTTAGCAATGGTAGTTTCACGTGAGAATTCACGCTTACAAAAATCACAACCAAACTTCATTGGTTCATCAATTTCCAATGTCTCTTTCATATTCGGCAAATTGCTCATCAGACGTAATTTCATTTAGTATCTCAATATCACTTTGTTTTAGTTGCGGGAATAATTCAGCTAAACGTCTTTTACGTTTATGGCTGTCAACATATGCCTTACTTACTTCATCTATGTCACTGATATCAGCCTTAGGATAAATCTTTTTATAGTATTCTTTAATGTCTTTAAGTTTAGCAGGTGCTTCTAATTTTGCAACCTTTTGACTAATATTAGGTATCCACTGATGAAATTGTTTACCCAAACCAGGACTACTTGCACATAACATCAACCATTGTAGTTTAGGATGCTTATACACATTTTCATTAAAGAAATACTTATTGGCATGATACTCAGTACTACTTAGATAATAGTTCTGCAAATCGCTATTACCTTTAATTGCACTGATCCATTGAATCATCATGAAGGGTACAAACTTTTTTTGTTGCTCAGGAGTTAGCCTATCGTAATAGCCATAGTCTTTCTTATCAATAGCCGCAAGCATATCAAACAAGTCTACATCTTGTTTTTCAAACTTTTCATCAATTGCGACTTTTTCTTTTGCCATTATTTTCTCAGCATCTCAAATGTAATGACATGTGCAATACCTTGTCCCAAGTCTTGGTCAGTTGGAATAATATGTAGTGCAGTATCTCGTCTATCAGTCTTCTGGTCATAAGTGGAATATTCCATAACATATCCACCGTTTGCAGAATAGATAGTAAAGTTCATACCATTCTGCTCTAGTCTACGACCTTTACTAATAGTACCAATAGTACTTGGAACTGCTATATCTTGGCCTTTATTCCAATCTTCTTTAACCCAATTAATAACTTTTTTCTTAAACCAATTCAACATTTTTACTCCTTTTAAAATGCTTGACTATAATCTACTATCTCACAATTACGACTAATCTCTTTTACAAAATACACACATTGTGGTGCAACACTATCATCTAATGGCACACATAAAAACTGTCCATTCTTCAATCGAGGTGCATACCAAGTTACATCATGGTAAATGTCTACAATCTCAATAGGTAAAAAGCTAGGACTAAAACTAGTTAATGGATTAAACTCAAATGCGTTAAATCCCCGGTCATTAATGCTAGTTAGTGGTAATGTTTCTAAGTCCCCGTGTTCTTTTTCACCAATCAATATCTGCCAATCTACCGGCATCTTAATTGTATGCTTACCAATCTTTAATACAAGTGCAGGAGCACTAAAACTCTCTAAAAAGATTAATGGAATGTAATGATAGTCTACATTGTTTGGGTTACTGTTGTCCAATATTGCAAATCGTAAATCATCTACCTCGTCCGGTAGTGTCTCCAAATTGTAAAATCTATTATCTAATGTTAGTATTCTCATGTTTATATTATATCACTTATATTTTAATTTTTCAACATCGAACGGGTAGTTAGCCTCTTTATAAAAGGCCTTACGTTGTGTTAAATGTCTTTTGGCAAACTTACAGTTACTAGTGATATCCCAAATCTGCACAAAATCCTTGTCTTCTGCCTTACGTATTCCTCGACCAATACTTTGAATTACTCTGACAAAACTTTTACCCGGCTCTAGCAACATTACATTAAAGATACGTGGTATATTAATACCCACTGCCGCTACACCATATGTAGCAATAATGATTTTATTGGTTGCTGTAGCAATATCATCATAGTGTTCTGTTCTAGTAGTACCTTTGGTATCACCTGAAATGAACACTACGTTTTCTTCCTTAACACCATTTTCTTCTAATTTAAGATGTAGTAATTTACCGGCTTCAATTCTATCAACTAAAATTAATGTGTTGCCTGATTCTTTGACCCTACCTGCTAACTCAGCAATTTTGTTCATTCGTTTTTCATCGCTGGTTAGATATTTCAATTCGCTTTGGTAGTTACTAAACTC